TTCCCAGGACAGATGACGATTCAAACGAATGATGCACTTGCTACGGTCTTAACAGCAGGATATTTAGATAAACTTCACGAAGAAGGCATTCCATTTATGAACGGATGGATGGCAGAAGTTTCAACCATACCTTCTCCTGGTTCTCATGAAGTGGATACCTATTGGCTTGAAGTTGTTTTTGCAAATAGTCACTGGAGCTTGCAATTTCCTGCTAATGGCCCAGGAAGCGTAGTATTACCAACCATTGCGAATCATATAGCGACTTACACAAATACAGTAGGTACCTTATCAGAAGACCCTGCGACAGCTATCAGCGGAGGTAATATACAAGCAGGTCTTTCTGGAACGGCCGGTCACTTTGCTTCTTTCCCATCTGCTGCAACCAGCGGGCAATTCGATTTTACAGCTGTTGCTAACTCGGGTAATTTTACAGTCACTTTATCCAATGCTTCTCATGGTCAAGCGACTACCTATAGTATTCCGGATGTAGGAAATTCAACAGGTCGTGTTTTGGCCGCAGCAACTGCAACACCTTTTACGGCCAACCATATATTAACAGCATCAGGGACAGGCGGTGTAGTATCACAAAACGCAAATCCTGCTATCAATGGTGGTAGCATACAGGCGGGATTGTCGGGAACAGCGGGAACACTGATATCATTCCCATCCACTGCAGCGACAGGTTCTTTGATCATTGCTGGTGTTTCTAACTCTGGAAATACAAATGTAACAATATCCAACTCATCTCATGGGCAGGCTACCGTTTATCATATCGCGGATGTCGCTAATGCTAGTGGTGCTCTATTAAACGCAGCAGGAGCCACTCCATTTACATCAGGACATCTATTACAGGCGTCTGGTACAGCTGGAGTTGTTGTTGATTCTGGCGTTGCTACAAGCGCGGTACAGCTATCTGCAAATATAAAAGCTGCTCAAACCGGAAACATTGGTGGAGCAGGGGCAGGGCCAATCTCTGTGTCTGTAACAGGATTAACAGCAGCAAGTGTGGTAGTTGCAACCGTAATTAGTTCATCCAACCCATGTTATGTTCTAACCGCCGTCCCTGGTTCGGGTGCCTTTGATTTAACGGTGAGCGCAGATCCAGGTGTTAGCTTGATTGTTAGTTATGTAGCCTTTATCGCCGCTCAATAACAAGTTATGGAGTCTTATGATCTATCCAGCATAAGATTCCGCCTTTTTGGAGTGCCATGAAACCAATAACCCATGGCATTCCATCTTACCTTTTTATTTTATTTTTCTCTGATATAATCATCGGAATTTGCGCGTAACATTAATATGAAAAAGGAGAAAAACATGGAAAAAGAGTGGGAGTTTCCTGAATCTGGAGTTGCTTCACTAATCGTTATTGTTGGCATGCTTTGTATATCGGTTATCACATTAGCTTATTGTCTTGATATTGAAGATGAAGAAAGCAGAATACCTGAGCAGACGGAGTTTTTGGATAGATCTGAGTGGACCACTTATATGAACCAAAAAGGACATGTTCCTGATTAAATCTGATATACTTATAGTGTTATATCATTATGTTAATTCCTTCTACTAGATGCCTCTGATTCACTCCCAGGGGCATTTTTTTATTTATGTAGGAATCATCAAAAAGTGCGTTTATAGAGGTATCATGAAAAAAGAAGGCCGCTTAAAAGACTTCCCAGAAATAAAACTATCATTAAAACATATAGAAAAGATCAGGAAAACTATATTCGAAGACATCCTTGTAAATAATACAGAAGTTAGAACAAATGCAGAGTTATCAGATCAATTAGTAAAAGAGCTTGTGCCTGAATTCTTAATTGAACCTTATGTTCTTAAATTCTTTCATATTGTCAATGGAATACTTAGAGAAGTAACATTAGTCTGTCAAAAGCAGGTAAATTTGTTTATAGACGATCTGAATAAAACCGATCCGAACGAATTTGATAGATATATTTCTGCTTTACGTATGAACTGTGGACTTCATGATGTTTACTGTGATGTCACTAAAAGGATCTATGAGTGCTTGAAAACTAGAAATCTACTAGAACGAGAGACTCTTAATTTGGCTATCAGACTTTTTTGTTTGAGAAGTTTGGATTCAATAATGACTATTTTAACCAGCCAACTTTTAGACCCAGATTCTGAAGAATATAATTTGAAAGTCGGCATACATTAGAGTGGAAGCTATTGAGTTTTAAGGGGTGATTTTAGGGGTGGTTATAAACATAATCACCATTTTGAAGATTTAAGCTCCGCCAATGACTTATATTTTACGACTTTACGAACCTGTTTTTTGATTAGATTGGTTCATCTTCAGATGTACGCCATTTTCGTACGACTGGAAGTTTCTCATTCAAATATTGCTTTATGGACATATCACCTATTTCGTACATAGTCCTAGGATCTTTTTTAAGCTTCTTCTCAATTTTATCGAAAGTTTCTTGTATCTCTCGTCTTAATTGTGCATCTTCCGTAAAAATTGAAAACTTCATTATCTATCCTTTCTATTTATTTCTCGCTCTATTCCAGTAGTCACTTATAATCCATATTATGTTTGCTGTCACAAGGCAATCTAATATGGCATTTTTAGGGAAAAGGCAGAGCATATTGCACATAATAACAAGACCTAAAAACGCGGTACGAATAACTAGTTCTGTTTTATGGCTAATATACTCTTTCTTTTTCATTCCATCACTCGATGAGTATTTTTATGACGAAAACAAAACGGAGACAATTTTTCACCGTTTACTTCTTATGAGATATATAGCTATTATAGGCATCTTCTAGAAGGGTCGTAACGGTCTTTCCGGTCGCTCCAATCGTACCTGAAATCAGGCAACCTGGAACACCTCCGCTTATCGCCCCTCCTATGCATCCGAAAACAAAGGCGGTTCCGGCATCGATTGCTAGTAGAACCGGATCGGTAAAAGTATAAGTCGGTGCTGGTTCGGGAATAATCCACCAATCTGGATCGTATTGATCTGCCAATCCAACCGCAGCACCCGAAATACCCAAAGTCTCCTGTAAGCTTAAGCCGCGCATAGAAAATAATCCGGATTGTTCGCTTTAATGATTTCAACGGCCATTTGGTAGATGATCATCTCGGTTCTAACCTCTTCCCAGCTAGCTCCTGAATCTATCTTGGCTTGAAGGGGCGCAGGCAATGATCCATCGGGAGAGATATACCAGCTCTCCATAGGATATACATTGTAGGTTTCCCTGTACTCCGTATCTCCGGTAAGATACGCCGCCCCAGCTACCTGACTCGTCTCTTCTATTAATAGCTCTTTCACCGCACTACCTCTTAAGCTTATTGTATATCTTGGCTGAAATCTTGTTACCTGCGCCCATTTCATGACGTACAGAGACTTCTTTATCGCCAGGCTCAAAATTAGCGCAACCAACTAGCATTAGGCAGGCTGCAAGAGTAGTAATCACTAGCTTCATAACTAATTCCCCTATGTCGGTTAAAGATTTAGGGTACCATCAACCGAATAGGATCTCAAATAGAACGATGCAAAAAAATACCTTCATTATAAATACAAACGTCATCTTAACCGCCCAGCTTATCTGCTAATACATCTGACTGGCTTTTTGATTCCGTAATATCTATCACATTATCTGAGGCGTTCATCTCTGCTATGGCTGCCTTTCCGACTGCCTCTAGATGATTATTGTCATACTCAGAGGCCTCATCCAAGGATATAGCTGAGTTAACAGATACAGAGGTTGGGCATATTTTTAACATACGCCTGATAACCGTTTTCTTAGCCATTTCCTCATAATCCGTAATCCAAGGCCCTGAATTAGCTGAGGCTGATCGCTTTCTAACCGCTTCAACCTCATTCTTACTCATACAGTTAAATTGCTTCGTTCCATCCTTCATGGTGATAACAGCGTAGACGCCTATCATGGGGCCAGGAATAACGTCTAAGTCTCGGCTATGAATTACGCCTGAATTGGTACCCATTGTTAGTTGGAAGTTATCATTCTTATAGACGCAGTAGGATTCAATCGTTGAAATATGGCCCGATCGGTAGGAAAGCTCCAACATCCCCCTGTACCCTATCATCAAGGACATCTTATTGCCCCTTGGGATTAAGTAGACCATTCCGGCTATACCAGGCTCTAATCCATGCTGAGCACAGGACATAATGGCTCCGCACACGGATTCAATGGTGCATTTATTCAAATTGGGGTTTCTCGCGAGCTCCACGTAAAAGAGTCGGATTAATCTTTTAGCGCACATCTCACTCGGAAGAATATTCTCCAAAAGGTTTTCCATCTTAGCCAGGGTTGGATAAGCTGGAACTACAATGGATGTTGTTTTGTCTTGTGTTATTGCTTGTTCGTTCATTTACTACCTCTTATTGCTTAACTAAAAAACGTCTAGGATTCGTGTAAAACCTAGCGTACTTATCATACTCAGAAGGCGATTCCATTTTGAATGACTCCAAATCGAATCTTCTAATGGGTCTACCTGAGCGCCAAGTAACGCATATTTTACCAGATAGATCCATCAAAGTATCCTTCTCTCCCATAAAAACCTTGATCTTATCAGTGATTTCCTCTTTTTCCTTTTGAAGTACACCTATCTCATGGTTCACTCTTTCTAATCTTTCCACGCATTCTTGTACTTCCCCATCTGCCAAAACGTAGCCTTCAGATGATTTATTTCCTATCAGGCTAATGACCTCCTTTCCTGTCTTGGGTTCGGGAGGCTCTTTAGTGAGGACGCAATGCCAAAAGTCCAGCTCGCGTTTTACAACAACCTTTTCTAGATTTCGATTGCGATTTATCTTGTACCACCTAAAGTCAACGCCTCTGATAAGAACGGCTAAATACGCAAAATTAACATCCATAATATGCATATAATGAACGAGCTGAATAAGATAGGAATCTGGGATCTGATCGGAACCAGTCTCTCCCCAATTCTCATCGCTGGAGGCCGTCTTAGCTTCGAATATGGCCAATCCCTCAGGGGTACTTATAAGGCCATCCAGATTAGCCGCAAGACACCCATGCTCATCGTCATACATGGTCTCCTCTACTCTTGTGACCGTATAACCCACCTCCTCTTCGAACCATCTTATTACTGCAGGCTCAAGAAAGTTACCTGCCTTTACATATGGATTGTCTGAGATGTCCTTCTGCGGGATTTGACGGGTCTTCTCCTGCCAAAGCTCAATGACGTTCTTGTATGGATTTAGTCCACATATAGTGGGAGCATCCGATCCGCCTACATAATTCAAGCGCTCTTCCAACTGCTTAGAATTCAATGCCATTTCTTTCCTCCGACTTTTTTTGCTTGCCCATGAATACAATGCCGCCTACGAATATAATTGCTGCTGATATAAGAACGACTCCTGTCAAAATCATTTGCATCATGCCAGTCTCTCCTTTGGTTTTATGTAATCCCTATGGACACTAGGCCTTTTTAGGTTAATCTCCTTCAGGGTCATGGTTAGCCATACCGTCGCGATAGGCGTAATAACAACTGAAAAAAGAACAAGCGCAATTGCAAAAGTAACTACAATATCCATAAGGTTTCTCCTTTTTTATTTAGTCCAATTGGGATCTTCGTCTACTTTAGATCCGCTCCAGCAATCTTCTCCGTAGTATTGGTTGTATAGGCTGCCGTACCATTCCTCCTCTGTGCCTTGTCGTGGTTCTGCGAGTGTGTAAAGTGAATCCATTTTAAAATCCTCCCTGAGCATATTCCTGCTCCCTTGAGTCGTTATCCCTGTCTCTAGCTGAATCATTGTTAAATAGCCAATCCAGCATGTCCCTTTGATATTCGCTAATTTTTAAATGTAGGTCTAGCTCTTTTTGTGTCATTTTTTAGTCCCGTGATTGTTATCAGTCCAGCGTTATTGCCGACTTGAGACCAGTATGTATTTTTATATAATTTATGTCAAGTATTATTTTTACATTTTTTATATAATTTTTTTTCTTTACAAAGGGTATAAAATCTGTGTAATATATTTAGAGCCATTAATTTTTAGGAGAAGGACTATGAGTAGCAAAAAAGAAAGAATAAGAGGCGTTAACTTATGTATCAGAGTAAACAAGGAAATACATGAAAAAGCTGAGTTAGCATGCTCTAAAGATAATATTAGGGTTAACGATTTTATTAGGTCGTGTTTTATTGAAGGGCTAGATAAGTTAGTTAAGCGTCAGCAAATATACGGATATCGCTGCGATCAGGCTGTTTAGTCATCAACGCAGAAAATATAATATACGTCCTGGGTATCGAGAAGGGTGCATTTGAGAACGGTATCGTCCTCCAATCCGCACCAATCTGGACCCATGAAGTAGTATTCCTCAAAGTCTGTGTACAAGCACTCTTCGTTATCGGACTTATTCTGATAATCTGCAGGGTCTTCGCTAAGGATTGGGAAAAATGATTTTGGTTTGTCCTTGTCCATGATCTGATTGTTTCATGTGACAGGATTATGGGGAATGGGTTTTGAAATTGAATGTCCTCAACCCAACTAATGTCATCACGGGACTAATCGCTCGAGAAGATGGGAGAGGACGGCCTTTAATTTTCAATGACGCATTCATGAGACGCCATTGATTTTTAACTATTAGCGAGATTAGGTTAACATGTTGTTTCTTAAATGCAAAGAGCAGATAAAAAAATGGCCCACCGATTAAGTGAGCCACCAAGGATGTAAATGAAAGAATCAATTAATAAAACACTAAATCAGTTCTAAGGAGACTTAAATGTCGTACTCGATTCAAAAACGTCCCAAACAAAGTAAAAAGGAGGATAAAATGACTTAAATACAAACAATCAAACTAATCTAACTTTTACTTATTAACCAAACCAGCTCCGACATCTCAAAAAGGACTGGTTTATATACTATCAGGAGACGTTAATGTCGCAATCAATTCAAGGATGCATGGTATCTAGTTTTACCACCCAAATCAAGCCCCTGATCAAAAAAACTTCCGAAGTAACCAAATCCGAAGTAATTACTCTAAATCAACCTAATGTAACATACGTATATAGAACAAAGGAGCAAATGAAAGCTATGTTTGATGTCATCTTTCCAAATCTTCTTCACCCAACATCGGGCAGACTCAAGGCTGAGGGCGCCCTTCTTAAATTAATTGCAGGTAGGTGTTCAAAGGGACTTGAGATCATTACTCAGGAAGAGCTAGGTAAATGGATAAAGGATTATGAATATAACAAGCCCCTCAGCGACCGCCAAATAAGAACGGCTATAAATCGATTAAAGGATCTCGGTCTCATTAACTACGAGAGAAGCAACCCAGCAATAATGAAGTCACCTTACCGATATACCGTCACAGAATTGGCTAAGGACATCTACTGGTATCTGCTCTATTGCAATAAAGGAAGCACCCGTTTGGAGCATGAAGAGGTCAATAAAGAGCTTGTGGATAAGATATTAAAACGCAAAATTATCTCCTTTCCAGGGAAAAAAACTTCCGGTCAAAAAAGTTCAACAAAATCAGTACCCTCCAAAAAAACTTCCGGTAATATAAATATATTAAGAATAAATAATATAGGATCTTCTTCTTCTAATCCCATACCAGAAGATAAGAAAGTAAGAGACATAACCTTTAGCCCCGCCCAAAACTATGTTATCGGCAACTGCGTAAAGGACCATGGCTTTAACCCCAACCAGACGATCATTTTCCTGGATGACATTAAGAAGGAATATGGAAGCTATCTAACATCAAGGTACTATAATTCGGATAAGTTCAAGGTGGCTTTGGATGCCTTTGCTAGAGAGACAGCTGAGAGATACCACTTCAATGTGAACAATTCGGAAAAACCTAACAGTTCGGTTCCAACTATCCGGAATTTCCGGTCAGTTGGGGCTAATCTAGCGAATTTAGGTCCGATTAGCCCTTTTGTTGAGAAACTCACTCGATAATGTGGCGGTTTAGGTGTCGCTTACCCCCATGTGAGGTAGCACTTACCCCCCCCTGAGGTGTCACTTAGGTACCCCAAAAATAACCAGATGCAAAAACCAGGTTATTAGTTTTTTTGGCGAGCAAGTTGGTTTTTGATGAATGGATTCGATCCCAATTGGAGAAACTGAGATTTAATGGACCTCAATTGAGATGTACGGAAAGATCGTACAAGTGGTCAAAACCCCCGAATTCGAGGGAATTAGCCCACTGCTTTCATTATCCCTTGATTATCTTCCCAGTCTCTGCCAACCTGGAGGGGTACCATGGATAGAGGGAACGTACATGAAAAGGAAATCAAAAAGCCCAGTGGATGGATGGGGTCCTGGGGGTATATATCAACGGGCCCATGAGAAGGCAATGAGCAAGATATATGACAAAAGGCCCTTAAGAGACAAGAATGGAGATCCGATTAAGAACCACAAGGGTAAGTTCACTTGGGTCCCAATCACTACCCTAGAGGAAGAGCAAGCGGAGTATAAGATTAACTTCGAGCGCTATGTCAGAAGATTTAAATACGACCACCGATATAGTGGGTCAATTGCAGTTAGGGTTCTGGATGTGGAAGGGATACCCAACATTGAGGATTCCTTACCTTGCGAGTACGAGTCAGCTATAATGTTAGCTTCCAATGAATATTAACTTTAGGAGATTTAAAATGAAAGTATTGCCTTACCAACATACATCCCTCGTAGGCGGAGCTGGAGACGTTCTAATCGATTATTTTATTAACATGGATGAGATAGAAGGGTCAGATGATAAACGCGTCTCTGTGCTTCTCCAATTGACAGGAAAAGAGGATGACATTCTGGAGTGCGTAAACATGATCTTCAAATAGGAGATTAACGACGGCCAAGGAGGGCCAAATGAAACACATAGAGAGCTTATACCAAAAGGCTGTGGTCCAATGGTTCAGGTATCAGTATCCAAAGTGGAAAGATTTGCTGATGTCCTACCCTATTGGAATAAACATGAGTAAGGAGCAGGCCTCATTTAACAAGCAGATGGGTGCCAAGGCTGGAATGCCTGATTTAATGCTCTTACTACCTGTGTTAATCGATGATGAATGGTCTCATGGATTGTTTATTGAGATGAAGATTGAGGATGGACGATTATCCGATAGCCAGAAGTATATGCATGCTCAATTGGGTGCTCAAGGTTATACCGTTATCACCTGTTATGGCCTTGATGAAGCAAAAGAGCAGCTAAGTCGATATGTGGCTTTTCATGGAATTAGCTCATTGGCTTCTTGATATATTGAAAAGGAGATCATAAGATGGATTTAAGGAATGGTTCAGGCGTAAAAGAAGGAAAGATGAGATGCATACGCTGTTATGGACGCGGACAAATGTACAAAGCGATGAGCGGATGGTGCTTGGATAATTCAGGTGGCGCCCTTACAACGTGTCCTATGTGTATGGGTGAAGGCGTTATCGATAAGCTGCCATTTGATGAAGAATGCGCATCAGTAGACCTTAAGGAAAAGGAGACAAACAATGGCAAAGCAAAAAGAGCCACCCGAAAACCCAAAGTCAAAGAAAAAGAATTCTAAACGCCCTTATCCTCCAAAGCTTAAAGAGTATAACGATAAGAAGAAGGAGGCTTACGCTGGATTTATTGCTGAGGCTGTAAAAATTCTACATGGTAATGAAAAGCCAAAGATGGGAAGACCCAGCAAATATACACCCGAACTTGCCGATTATATTATCAAAAAAGTAGCTACAACTCCTCTTGGTCTTAGAGCTATTTGTGACTCTGACGAGAAAATGCCAGATCACACAACTATCAATGAATGGAGGTGGGATTACCCTGACTTTTCCATGCGATACTTGGCTGCCAAACAAATGCAAGCCCACTTACTTGCGGAGGAATGTGAGGATATAGCTAAGGAAAAACACTATGTAGAGGATGCTATGGGTCAGAAACGAGTTGACCCCGGCTTTATCGCTTCTCAAAGGCTTATGGCTGACACACGTAAGTGGCATGTATCTAAGCTCAATCCGACTTACTACGGAGATAAGAAGCTCGTAGATGAGATGCGCAACAAGAATGATGAGTTACTGGCTGAGTTGCAATCGATCAGGGCTCAGTTGGCAGAAAAGAATAAAAAGGATTATTGATGTTAGATATAGAGCAAGCAGTTAGAGACATTCACTTGGAAGTTCTTAAACTAACGAAAGGTCATTTGTTTCTAAAAGACAGAATGATGGTTTTGGAAGATACAGTAGCGTTTTTAAGATCCCAATTGGCGGAAAAGAATAAAAAGGATTATTAGGTGCTGTACTTGTTGGCTATGTGTTTTCTCTACCTAATTATTTCAGCGGTATGTATCTATGAATTATTCCGATAAATAACAAAAAGGAGTTTTAATGGAATTTTTATGTTATAGCTTGGGCATACTGGTGCTCTCGATAGCTTTTTGCGTTATGGTTTTCATCATAGCGGCTATATTAGATGCCACAAAATATAGATAGGCATGATGACGCAGTTGAAGTTTTTCTATCAGTTTTAAATAGAAAGTTTGCCCCTGGAGAAGAAGAGAAACTAATGGAGAGCCTAAAAGATCTTGATTTTAGACTTCCCCCTAGAAAACTTAAAGAGGAAAAAATGAGCCAAACTAAACAAGAATGCATGGAATATATCCTTGTCCTATTGGACGACATGAAGTCACAAGTCAGGAAAATAATGCATAAGGATAACTACCAAACCTATGACAACACGGTACCTGACACGATGCCTCTGTATAATACGTTATGTAAAATAGATGAAGAGCTAAGCGATTTGGATGATATGTTTGAAAAATGTCTACCCGAAGAGATTAAAAAGACACGTCATCTTGAATTGGAGAATGAGGTTTTAAAGGATACCGCATCTTGTATGCAGCGTAATATGGAAACTCTTAAAAAGAAGATTAGCGATTTAGAGCATAAACTAGCCTTCACGCCCCTCGTTAAGAAAGAGAAACAAGAATGACTGTAGAAAAAAAAAGAGAACTGACAGATTATAACCTTGGAGATGAAACTTTAAGACTCTTCTTCCTTATGGCCAAAAAGCTCAATGGCGAATTCATGAAGGATTCCACCATAAAGCATCTTGTTAACATATCAGGTATACAGGAAAGAGAAGTTAAGGCCATCCTACTAAGATTCAAAGACTATCACACAGTTAAAAGCACCCTAGGAGATGTAGGCGAGGAACTTAAGCTATCCCGTGAACGAGTACGTCAGGTTATTGCTAAGGCTCTACGCAAGTTAAGGCAGCCATCAAAGACAGAAGCAATGAAAGATTTTTTAAAAGGCGAAAAGATATGATGAGCGGTCAAGATATAAAACGTGCGCTTATGCATCTTGCAACTGCAATCGATGATTTAGAGGAGGATAATAAAACATTGCGTCGAGTCGTTTCTTCACTTGAGGATGCATTAGAAGAGGCCCGAAATGATATTAGAAATTTAAAAAGAAAGTATGAGGATGATGAATGTCCTTATGATGATTTTGTTTGTTTAGATATTAAATTTGAAGATAAAAAAGAGGATTAAATGGCTGATACAGAAGATGAGAAAAAGAAAAGATTTGACGAGCTCTACAGACGATTTAAGTACGAAGAAAACGATCTGTGCAACACGATTGGAATTGGCCTGGATAGCTTTAAAGGGAATGATTGGAAGAACCATAGATTTTATATTGACCCTTCTAGTTCCATAAGGATGTTCCAACAGTTGCTGCAGAACTTCTCCATCTATATGTGTGAAACTCTCTGTAATGATGGTCCTGGCTTGTATGATTTTATGATTTGCCTTCGCAAGAACGAGGGAGATATTCAAAAACATATTAGCGACTTCCAGGATATGGATAAAAAGCGAAAAGAAATGGTTGAAGAGTGCAAGAAAAAGATTCAGGCCCTAGAGGATGAGTTCTACGAGAAGTCTCAGCCTATTCCTGAAGCTAAGGATGCCCATAAGGACGAGTCAGTCTGATGCATTAATACGGAGCATAAACCATGGAAGGTTCAATAGTCAGCGTTATAGAGCCTCCCCACTCTATTCACGGCGAGCAAAGCTTATTAGGCAGCCTCATAAAGCTTGGAGATGAGGTTCTATTTCAGATAGATAATATCGACAATCTAAGTCCGGCTATCCTTTATCGTCCAGAGCATAGAGCCATCTTTAATGCCATCATGAAGCTATCCAAAGATAAGAAAGCCATTGATGTCGTTACGGTCTCAGATGAACTACGCGATGCCGGCCAGCTTGAGTTTGTAGGAGGGATGGAATATATAACCGAGATCTTCACTAATACATACGCACCAAATCACATAACTACCTATATCAATATCGTCTACGAGAACTATGTCCGTAGAGAGATTATGAAGTTGGGTAACGAAATATCCAATGCCTGTCTAGATCCTAATGGTCGCTCTAGCCTTGAGATACTTCGTGAATTCGAAAATAAGATATTCGCCATAGCTCAGCGTCATCTACGAGGCTCCGGTGGTTTTGAGAGCGTTCAGTCCATCGCCAAGAGATTTATGGATGACCTTGATAAGCGAATGAATAACCCGGGCTCCATCTCCGGCCTATCAACGGGCTTTAAGGACTTAGATGATATTACTCTTGGACTTCAAAATGGCGACTTATTCATATTGGCAGCTCGTCCCTCCATGGGGAAAACAGCCTTGGCTATGAATATCGCAGAGAATGTAGCCATAAAAAGCGGAAAGACGGTCTTATTCTTTAGTATGGAAATGAAGAAAGATGACTTAGAAGCTAGAATGTATGCCTCATTAGGACGAATAAATCTAAAGAGCATCAGAACGGGGATTTTAAAAGATGAGGAGACTGCTCGATTCACCCATGCAAACGAGCTTGTCAAAATGGCCAAGATGCAGATTGATGATACGGGTGGCCTTACGCCATCTGAGCTTCGTGCTCGTGCCAGGAAGATGGCCAGAGAACATGATATCGGTCTTATCGTCGTGGATTACCTACAGCAAATGAAGGTTCCTGGGCTTGAGGGGAATAGAACGTCGGAGATTACCGAAATATCACGTTGCCTTAAACTTCTAGCTAAAGAACTAAACGTGCCTGTCATTGCCTTATCCCAGCTAAACAGAAGCTTTGGTAACCGGCAAGATAAGCGCCCTATTCTATCTGACTTGCGTGAATCTGGGGCTATCGAGCAGGATGCGGATGTGGTGGCGTTTATATACAGAGATGAGATGCACGATCCTAACACTCCAAACAAAGGCGTGGCTGAGGTTATTATTGGAAAGCATAGAAACGGTGAGATTGGGACTGTGCTTCTAACGTTTGCAGGACATTATTGCCGATTTGAAAATTATGCAACAAGGACTATCACAAGAGGAGATTTATGAAACTAGATACATCTGAACCAAAAGACTGGAAAGCATTTGTAAACGATTTAAATTTATCTGGGGTTCAAAAGTTACTATTGCAGCATTGCCGAGTTTATTCCTGGTATTTTCCAAGAATAAATCTGATTATTGATAGCGCTAATAAGCCATTCATATCCAAGGAGAGGATAGAGTCACTTGAAAAGATATTTAATGAGCGATACGAATGCAATAATATTAAGATAGGTCTTCTTGTTGTTTGTCCCTATGAGCATAACGTAAGCCATTGTACATCAGATAATTTTGTTGAGCTTATTAAAATAATCAACCCAAACTGCAAAGAGGAAAGCCCTATGGAAAAGAAGCGTACTTTAGATGAAATCAGGTCAATACAAATTGAAGAAGCCCTCAGGATGATGTCAGAACTTGTTGAATATACATATGATATTGCCTGTGAATTAGAAGCGATAAAGCATAAACTTAAAGATGGATTGGCTGTGTATAGCTGTGAATTATGAGTATATTCACCTATGATTACACTATAAAAAATGAAGACGCAATAGAGCATAAGTTTATCATCCCAATAGAGATGCTTAAGGGAACATTTCTTGATCCAGATTTCGATTGGTCAAACTATAAACATGAGTGTGACTGTGACGAAGAATAAAATAGATCTCGAAAAGGAAGAAATAGCAGCTGCCCTGCAAGGAAGCCTGATTGAGTTTTGTAAAGTTTTTTATCCCCTGCTAACTGGTAGGGACTTTATAATTTCAACCCCAATAGGGAGGGAATCCCATGCAATCTCAATATGTAGGGCCCTATCTCGGGCGGCGCGTCTTCAGCTTAGCAGCCAACGACTCATTATTAATGTCCCCCCCGGTCACGGTAAATCGACATTACTCTGTTTCTGGGTGGCTTGGACTTTGTCTCGCTACCCTGATTCTAGGTATCTCTATATTTCATATTCTAAATCACTGGCCGCTAAGCATACCGAGACTATTAAGCGAATTATCAGCCTACGTCACTATAATTATCTATTTGATGTTTCTATTCGGTACGACTCAAAGGCAAAAGAGTTCTTCCAAACAACAGCTGGGGGCTCTGTGGCCGCTTTTGGGTCTGGCGGCGCAATTGTTGGACAAGATGGCGGCCTTCCAGGATTGGAGCGCTTCTCTGGGGCCGTAATTATTGACGATTGCCACAAGATAGATGAGGCACACTCTGATACAATCCGAGATGGCGTCATAAACAATTACCGAGAGACGATTCAGCAACGGGCTCGCGGTGTTAATGTACCTTACATCTATATCGGTCAAAGAGTTCATGAAGCTGACTTAGCTGCTTACCTATTACGAGGAGATGATGGTTATGAGTGGGAACAGGTTATCCTCAAGTCTTTGGATGAAAACGAAAATGCGCTCTATCCTGAGGCATTCCCTAAAGAATCTCTCATTATCAAACGAGAGAAAGACCCCTATGTGTTTGCGTCGCAATTCCAACAGGACCCAGTACCGGCTGGAGGTGCTCTATTCAGAAGAGAATGGTTCCATATACTCGATGATGAACCAGAAGTTCTCTGCACCTTTATCACGGTGGACACCGCAGAAACGTCCAAAAATTGGAATGATGCGACGGTATTCTCATTCTGGGGAATCTATGAGATAGTGAACTATGGAAGGAAAACGGGTGAGCTGGGTCTCCATTGGCTCGACTGTTCCGAAATAAGGGTAGAACCGAAGGACCTGAGAGACTCGTTTATTTCTTTCTACGTGGACTGCACTCGATACCGCCTGCCGCCCCTCCTGGCTGCGATAGAGAAGAAGTCCACGGGCGTTACACTTTTGAGCACCTTAAGGGAGATGAGAGGATTAACCATTAGGGAGATAGAACGGACCCGATCATCTGGATCAAAGACTCAGCGCTTCCTTGAGATTCAGCCTTATGTAGCCTCCAAATATGTATCTTTTACGCGAGATTGTCCACATATGGAGCTTTGTGTTAACCATATGACAAAGATAACAGCCAATGAGACACATAGACATGACGATATTGCCGATACATGCGCTGATGCAATTCGTATGGCACTTATTGAAAAAACGGTATACTCTATAGATAAGAAAGATGACACAAGAAGTGGAATCTTAGGACAGTTGAACAGGAAGTTTAACGAAAGATTGACAGCAGGGAATGCTAAATATGACCGAAGTCGCGAAGAAATATTCTGAACGGCTCCCAGAACTTAAGAAAATAGTTGAGGAGTCACGGAATTATTTCGAGGAAAACATAAACCGATTTAATAAGTTCATGCGCTTCGTGTTCAAGAGCTCCATGAATCAGCAAGAGGTAGCGGCCTTACTCACAACAGGAAAGCCTACCCTAGAATTTAATATCCTGGAAAGCTATATATCCAGGCAAAGAGGTGAATTTGCAAAGCACGAGCCTTCCATTGAGGTTCATGCAGCAGATGGTATCCCCGTTTCCTCTTTAACCCCCGAATTCATTGAAACCCTCAAATTGGTTGAGGCGCACTTCAAACACATATTCTCTCCAAGCGCTAATGACATGCTCAACTATAACGTTTACACGGATTTGCTAGCTGGCGGATTCTCTGTAATGAAGGTTATGACTGAGTATGTCAATGAAATGAGCTTTGAGCAGAATATTTGCGTCAGACGGGCCTTTGATCCAACCCTTTGTTTCTTTGACCCTCTTGCGCGCGAATCTCACAAAGGCGATGGACGCTATTGTGGGGAAATTTCTCCTATGACTCGGGAACAATTTGAGGAGCTGTACGGCAAGGACGCCACTATCAATATGCGTTTCACAAAGTCACTTTCTACATTCTCATGGTCTTTCAAGAATGAAGAAGAGGAGATTATACTCGTTTGCGATTTGTATGAAAAAAAATGCAAGCGTGAAAAAATTATCAAGCTCTCAAATGGACATGTAGTTACTCAAAGAGATTATGATAAATTCCTAGCGAAATGGGAAGAAGAAGGACATATTGAGCAGCCGCCTATTCCTGTTGGTGAGTCAAGAATCACAACCCTTGAAAAAATCTGCAGATATCGCTTTTGTGAATCAAAGGTATTAGAATATGTCGAGACGGATTTTAAGTACTTCCCTCTGGTCTTTGTAGATGGAAACTCGGTCATGATAACCGATGGTGCCTCTTCAGGTCAGATGACACGGCCTTACGTTTATCATGCTGAAGGGATACAAAAGCTGAAAAACTTTGCTGGACAGTGCTTAGGAAACGAGCTTGAGAATATGGTCCAACATAAATTCGTGGTGGCGATTGAATCAGTACCGGAAGACTACCAAACTGCCTACCAAAACGTTCAAAAAGCGGATACTCTTATTTACAATCACTTTTTGGACGCTCGCAATCCAGACGTCACTTTGCCTCCCCCTCGCGAGATTCAACGTACCCCCATACCTCCAGAGATCACAAATACATTCAGAATGGGAGACGAAATGACCCAGGCGGTGCTTGGCTCATATGACGCTTCTAGCATTGTTAATCGGGATAATATGAGTGGAATAGCGTTTGCCCGTTCTGCCATTCAAAGCAATACGGCTGCAACCCCGTACATCGTTGGGTTCATCAAGGGTATTAATCGAGTTGCCCAAATTATTGTTGATTTAATACCTAAATATTATCGAACACCAAGAAGCTTGCCTATCCGGTTACCAAATGGAGACCATAGTCAGCAAATTGTAAACCGACCAGGCTATATCTATCTCAATTACGATCCCAATTCATTACAGGTGAACGCAGAAGCGGGTGTCAATTTCG